AAAACTTAAGTATTGCTGAAAAGACTACCACAGATTTCCAAGCACAACCACCAACAGCAGGGTACTCAGCCCCATACAGCTACACAGTTCCTAACGAACCTTATGGTACAACTGGTAGTAGATTTAGTTTGGGTCTAAACGAGGCTGCTGTTGATGCTAAACATATTGTGCATTTAAGCCTTACCGAAGGATTGGATCGTTACTGGCCCTTTGGTCAAAGTATTTTAGAAAACATCTTCAAAGTTTACAAACAAAAAGAATTATTAGAAGATGCTATTCTTATCTATCGTATAAGTCGTGCACCAGAGCGTAGAGTGTTCAAAATTGACGTTGGTAATATGCCAAGTCATATGGCTATGGCTTTTGTAGAAAGAATTAAAAATGAAATTCACCAAAGACGTATACCAAGTATACAAGGTGGACAATCAGTATTAGATGCTACATATAACCCATTAAGTATTAACGAAGATTACTTCTTCCCTGTTACTGCTGATAGTAGAGGTAGTGATGTTACTACATTACAAGGTGGACAAAACTTAGGTGAGATTGACGATTTACGTTACTTTAACAATAGATTAGCACGTGGTTTGCGTGTTCCAAGTAGTTATTTACCAACAGGTCCTGAAGATAATCCAACACCATTAAGTGATGGTAGAGTTGGTACAGCTATGATTCAAGAGTTTCGTTTCAATGAATATTGCAAACGTTTGCAAAATTATATTTCACAAAAACTAAACGAAGAATTTAAATTATTCATGCGTTGGAGAGGCTTGAATATTGATTCAAGCTTGTTTGATATTAAGTTTAATGATCCACAAAACTTTGCTGCATATCGTCAAAGTGAATTAGATACAGCACGTGTTGCAGTATTTCAAACTATGGAAGCATTCCCATATATTAGTAAACGTTTTGCTATGGAAAGATTCTTAGGCTTAACACAAGAAGAAATCGAAGAAAATAGCCGACTATGGTTCGAAGAACGTGAAGAACCAGAAGATAGTGAAGCAACTGGAAGTGATTTACGTAGTATTGGTATTAGTTCAGGTGATTTAGAAACTGATAGTGAAACTGCTGAAAACTTGCCAGGCGAAGAAGATATGGGACAAATGCCGCCTGAAATAGGTCCAGCAGTGGCAGGTCCTGAAGCTGCTCCAGCCGGTGCAGCAGGTGCAGCACCGCCAGCCGGTCCACCAATGTAAAGATAAATAATCATATGAAACTCTTTGAGATGTATGATGCTCCTAAGCAAGGTTATCAAGATGTAGCAGATGACCAAAGCAAATATAAATGGACAGAAACTAGAAAAACAAAACTTACGTTAAGACAAATACGTAAGTTGCGTAAAATGTTGGATGTCCGTAATTTCGAACACGCAAAAAATCTTAAAAAAATTCGTAAACAATATACTCCCGCAGCGCCAGAACAGCCTGGTATCTAATTATCTTTCATAAAAGTGTAAAAAAATAGCACTTATTGCAGTGTTTTACACCATATTGTGTAAATATATCTTACAAAGCCATTTTTATCAGGAGAAAAATACAATGGATAACAGAAAATTTGAACAGCTTATTGATTTGATTATCAATGAGGACGAAGAAAAAGCACGTGCATTATTTCATGATATCGTAGTTGAAAAGAGCCGCGAAATCTATGAGAGTTTAATGGACGAAGAAATGGTTGACAGTCCAGTAGAAGGTCTTTTAGATGAGATTTCTGCTGAAGAAGAAGGCATGACCGAAGAAGAAGATGAATTTGCAGATATCGAAATGGATGACGAAGATGGTGAAATGGAACTTGACGCGGAAGAATTCGGTGACGAAGGCGAAGGTGATCTTGAAGATCGTGTCGTAGACCTAGAAGATAAACTAGATGAGTTAATGGCTGAGTTCGAAGAACTTATGGGTCGTGATGATGATATGGGCGACGACATGGGTGATGAGGACATGGGCGATGACGAAGATATGATGGAATCTGCTGAAGAAGATGATGACGAAGAATCAGTAGAAGAATCAAAAGAAGAAGATGATGAAGAAGAAACATTAGAAGAAGCAGTACAACTTCAAAAAGTTTCTGTAACTCATGGTGACAACGGTGCTTATACAAAAAGCCCTAACTTAGGTGCTAACAAAAAGGTAGGTGACAACGGTGCTAAGCCAGTTAAATTTGATCAAGGCGGCGATAGCACAACAGGTGGTACACAGGGTGGTTTATTAAATCCTAGTACTAAGGATCTACCAGGCGCAGGTAAGTTTAAGAATGCACCAGGTAAGTGTAACTTCAGTGAAAAAGGCGAAGCAGCACCAAAGCCAAAGCATGGTGACAATGGACAAAATAGTAAGAGTCCAGTTGCTGAATCAAAGAAGTTAGTTAAGAAAATTATTAAGAAGTAAGGAAACCTGAGATAATGGCTTTGTATCTTAAGGAAAATCTCACTTTTGACCGCGCACAAATGGTGGTTGAAAGTGAGGGTGAAGGCAGTAAAAAATCCCTTTATATGAAGGGTATTTTCATTCAAGGCGGGGTGAGAAACGCAAATGAGCGTATCTACCCCGTAGATGAAATTGAAAAAGCTGTTATGACTTTAAATGAACAAATCAGTGAAGGTCTTTCTGTATTAGGAGAGGTCGATCACCCTGATGATTTAAAAATCAATCTTGACCGTGTAAGTCACATGATTCAAAATATGTGGATGGACGGTGCAAATGGTTTCGGTAAATTAAAGATTCTTCCAACACCAATGGGTCAACTTGTAGCAACAATGCTTGACAGTGGTGTGAAACTAGGTGTTAGTAGCAGAGGAAGCGGTAACGTGGATGATGCTACAGGTAAGGTTAGTGACTTTGAAATAGTCACTGTGGACATTGTCGCACAGCCTAGTGCTCCTAATGCGTACCCTAAAGCAATTTATGAAGGCATGATGAATATGCGTCATGGTCATAAGTTATTGGATATTGCAAAAGATGCACAAAACGACAAGAAAGTACAGAGATACCTGAAAGACGAAGTGGTTCGTCTTATCAAGGACCTCAAGTTATAAGGGGAACACAGCATGTTTGATGCTATCAAACCATTACTTGAGAGTGGTATCGTTAATGAAGACACAGCCCAAGCTATCAATGAAGCATGGGAAGTTAAGCTTAACGAAGCCCGCGAACAAGTACGTGCAGAATTACGTGAAGAATTTGCACAACGTTATGAACACGATAAAAACATAATGGTTGAAGCCCTTGATAAAATGGTAACAGAAGGTCTAACAGCAGAGATTGAAGAATTCAATGCTGAAAGACAAGCAATGAACGAAGACCGCGTTAAAGGCAAATTAAAAATGCAAGAACACGCAACGAAGTTCAATAATTTTATGGTTGAGAAATTAGCTGAAGAAATTAAAGAACTACGTTCAGAGCGTAAACTACAAATGGAAAGTCAGCAAAAGCTAGAACAATTCATCGTTCATGCACTAGCACGTGAAATCAAAGAATTCTCACAAGACAAACAAGCAGTAGTTGAAGCTAAGGTTAAGTTGGTTGCAGAAGGACGTAAGCAGCTTGAAGCATTGAAGGCAAAGTTTGTAACTGAAAGTGCTAAGAGACTTAATTCCGCTGTTGCTACTCATCTAAAGGGTGAAATTAATCAACTAAAAGAAGATATTAAGATCGCACGTGAAAACGATTTTGGTCGTCGTATCTTTGAAAGTTTTGCTAGTGAATATAGTGGCACATATCTTAACGATAAGGCAGAAACACGTAAGTTATTAGCAACACTACAGGAAAAAGATCAACAACTTTCCGAAGCTAAAGTAATTGCAGCACAAGCTAAGAAATTAGTTGAAAACAAGGAACGTGAAGTACGTATTATTAAAGAATCCAATGAGCGTAACAAGATCATGGAAGAATTATTGTCTAATCTAAATCAAGAAAAGGCAACCATAATGCGTGACTTACTAGAAAGCGTCCAAACACCTCGTCTACAGGTCGCTTTCGATAAGTATCTCCCAAGTGTTTTGAATACAATCAATGAAAAGAAAGAGGCTAAAAAGCCCGTTCTTACAGAGAGCGTAAAAGAAGTTACTGGGGATAAGACTGCCGTGACACATAATGTTGAGGTCGAAGAACGTGATAACGTTATTGATCTTAGACGTTTGGCAGGGCTTTAATAAAGACATAAAAAATTTAGGAGAAATAATAAATGTCAAAAGTTCTATTAGAAAGCCGTTGGGACGAGACCAAAGAAGCCCTACTTGAAGGTCTTAAAGGTACTCGCCGCTCAACAATGAGTGTTGTATTAGAAAACACTCGCAAGCAGTTACTTTCAGAAAGTTCTGCTGGTACAACTACAGCAGGTAACATTGCTACACTTAACCGTGTTATTCTACCGGTTATTCGTCGTGTAATGCCAACTGTTATTGCAAATGAATTAGTTGGTGTTCAGCCAATGACTGGCCCAGTTGGTCAAATTCATACATTACGTGTACGTTATGCACAATCTTTAACAGATACAAGTGCAGCAGCAACAAGCGTAACAGCAGGTGAAGAAGCACTATCACCATTCAAGATTGCACAAGCATACTCAACAGTAACAAGTACAACAACTTCTACTGACCAGTATACAGCTAACAATACAGCAGTTCTTGAAGGTAATGGCGGTAAGCAAATTTCTGTACAAATCTTAAGACAAGCTGTTGAAGCTAAGTCACGTAAGTTACAAGCTCGTTGGACATTCGAAGCAGCACAGGATGCACAATCACAGCATGGTATCGACGTTGAAGCAGAAATTATGGCAGCACTTGCACAAGAAATTACTGCTGAAATTGATCAAGAAATTCTATTAAGCCTATCAACATTGGCTTCAACAGAGTTCACATACAATCAAGCAACAGTAAGTGGTACTGCTACATTCGTTGGTGACGAACATGCTGCATTAGCAGTTCTAATCAATCGTGTTGCAAACTTAATCGCACAGCGTACTCGTCGTGGTGCTGGTAACTGGGCAGTTGTTTCCCCAGCAGCATTAACAGTATTACAAAGTGCTACTACTTCAGCATTTGCACGTACTACAGAAGGTACATTCGAAGCACCAACAAATACAAAGTTTGTAGGTACATTAAATGGCGCAATGCGTATTTTCGTTAATACATATGCACCAGATACACAACCTGTATTAGTTGGTTACAAAGGTTCAAGTGAAACAGATGCAGCAGCATTCTATTGCCCATACATTCCATTGATGAGCAGTGGTGTTGTTCTAGATCCATCAACATTCGAACCAGTAGTTAGCTTTATGACTCGTTATGGATATATCGAGTTAACAAATACAGCGTCATCATTCGGTAACGCTGCTGACTACTTAGGTGAGATTGCAGTTCAGAACCTAACATTCCAATAATTCTCAATCGGGATGGGAAGCAAGAAGGCGCACTAAGGTGCGCTTTTTTGTTGGGTACATTGGCTTACCAAATGTTAGATTGTCAAAAAATGATAAATAACTAATAAAATATATAATTGGAATAATTCATGGCTGCAGATCCATTCAATAGTAAAAGCGGTTACACAGTTGGTATACCGCCATATACAGTTATTGATGCAAACTCGAATGTATACGCAAACTCTGCCACTGTCGGTGGAAATTTAATTGTTGCAGGCAATGCAAACATAACAGGCACAATGACTGCAAGTTTAATTAAAGGAACATTTGATGGTAATATATCAGGTAATATTGCTGTACCAGGTGCTAATACAGATGTATTGTTTAATTTAAATGGTAACGTTGGTGCAAGTACATACTTTACATTTGACAGTACTGCAAAATTAGTAACTATAGATGGTGATCTTGTTGCAAATAGTATTACATTAGGGTCAGCAAATAATCAATTTTCAACTC